TAGAGGCTACCTTGGGATTCGTAGCGAATACAGCGAGTCGAATTAGGCAGTTCTTCCGGCAGGACAAGGAACAACTACCTCTTCGCATGGCGAAAGGGACCACTCCATCTGGTCCGGCTTCCGCTGGGTACGACATGCTCCAGTCTTACGGGCAAGACGTACTTTCAGACTACCTCCGGTTGGAGCACGACCTTCTATCTCGGTACGTCGACTACGAGGAGATGGACGATTACCCGGAAATCAGTACAGCGCTCGACATTTTCTCGGATGACGCCAGTCAGCCCGAGACCCAGATTAACCGCACGGTCTGGGTGGAATCACCTGACGAGAGCGTTCAACGAGTACTGGATGATCTCCTCCACAAGAATCTACGCATCGACGAGGAGATCTGGGAAATCGCACGTACGTTGGTTAAGTACGGGAACGACTGCGAGGAAATCCTAGTCACCGAGAACGGTGTTGAAGGTCTCAATTTCTTGCCGCCGCCTACGGTACGTCGTATCGAAGGTCCCCGTGGTGAACTGTTTGGGTTCATCCAGGACTTCAAGGGAAAGTTCGGTTACGGTCCCCAAGAGTTCCAGCAGATTCTTACCCAGCGTATGTCTACGCCTCTGGGGCGCGCTGGCATTCCAGATAAGAACACCACCACAGGTAATGAGGGCCGGGTAGCCGCACTAGAGGATTGGGAGGTAGTTCATTTCCGGCTTCGCGGTAAGCACCGTCGCTCGCTATACGGTTACTCGGTTCTTGAGTCTGCTCGCTGGATTTGGAAGCGGCTCATGATGCTGGAAGACGCTGCGCTCATCTACCGGCTCCAGCGCGCACCAGAGCGTTACGCCTTCTACGTGGACGTAGGCGACCTTCCTCCTGCGGAAGCGCTTGCCTTCGTGAACCGGGTTCGTCAGGGCCACAAGAAGACCAAGTACTTCAACCCCACGACGGGCAAGCTAGACCTCAAGTTCAACCCCATCGCGCAAGATGAAGACTTCTTCGTTCCCAGCCGTAAGGGACAGGACGGCACCCGTATTGAAGTGCTGGGTGCCCCTTCGTGGCAGCACATGGACGACGTGGAGTACTTCCGCAGCAAGCTATTTGCCGCGCTAAAGGTACCCAAGGCGTACATGGGACAAGAAGAAGGCGTGGCTCGCGCCGTGCTCTCCTCGGAAGACGTACGATTTGCCCGTACGGTTCTGCGCGTGCAGCGCGAAGTACGTAATGGTCTTGCGAAGGTCTGTCGTATCCACTTGGCGGCTCTGAACATCGACCCCTATGCCGTGGACTACGAAATTCGCATGACAGTGCCCTCCTCTATCTTTGAGTTGGCGCAGCTTGAAGTACGTAACGCTCGGGCAGACCTTGCAGGACGTATGGGGCAGTTCGTGTCGCTTCACTGGACGCTAGAGAACGTATTTGGGTTCAACGACCACGACATTGAACTGATTATCGAGCAGCAGGAAGACGACGCAGTCCGCGTTGCCGTGAACCAAGCCAAGGCGGAATTGGCAGTTCAAAAGTTCCAGCAGGAGAACATGCCTGCTCAGCCTGCGGTTGACCCTAACGCGCCTCCAGTTGCTCCTGCAGAACCTGGCGTACCTCCGGGACAAGAGCAGACGCCTCCGGATGGAACTCAGCCTTCGGAAGATACGGCTCCTGAGGCTCCGGCTCCGGCCGCGCCTGCTTCTAACCCTCAAAAGCTAACGGCATTTAGGGCCAAGAAGTACCCGCTTACTCAGAGCCGCAAGAGCCCTCGGAAGGGCGTCATCACTGAGGAAGAGCTGTTTGCCGGGTCCCATAGGGAGAATGAGAAGAAGGCTATGGGCAAGCTGGAGCAGCTACTCAAGAACGATAAACAACTAGCGGTTCGTTTATTGGAGATCAGATCGCTGCTAGATGATGTACGATCGATCCGTGGAGGTAAGTAAGATGTCCCAAATTCAAAAGCTTGACACTGGAATTAACACACCTGTAGATTCCACTCCGTCCGCTAATAGGAGCACCAACCGCGTGTCTACTCACTTCGTTCCGACGGAAGAGATCCAGAAGCTGACTTTAGGCAGCTACGAGTATCTTGCGTCTAAGCTCGATGAGGCCCTTTCCAAGGATGCCGCAAAGGTCTTTGGTGAGTCGGTCCCCAATAAGATTGAGCGCATTGGTACCTTTGCGGATCACGTTCTTGTTGCGGCGGATGACGGGCGCTTCATGAAGGTGATGTATGAGCGTGCAACTAACGGAGCCATCAAGCTGGTCGGCTTCGAGCCCCTCACGGTCCCGCTCTACACTGAGGCTAATCTCGGTAGCTACCTTGAGAAGGAGGCCCGGACCATCGTGGACTCCCTACTCGCTCATGACGTCTCCCAGGCGGAGTTGAAGCTTCGCGCGCTGGTGCCTTTCGTGGAAGAGACCGTGCCGCCTACAGATGAGCAGGTGGTTTCGTCTGCCATCGAAAGCATGCGAGCCGAGCGCCCTTGGAAGCGGCTGTACCGCGAGCGTGCTGAACAGGTTAAGTCTTTTCTTGGAGCGGAGCTTAAGGGAATTGAGGAGCGAAAACTCCCGTCCAAGTTTGCGAAGTTGAATAACGGTCAAGTCCCGGAGACCCAGCACGAGGGATATAAGGATTTGGTTCACACAGACCTGTCCTATATGGCGGAGTCCCTGGCTGGCTGGCTTAAGACTTTGGAGACCGTAGAGGTGCTCAAGAACGCTGAGGCGCTTGGTGAGGAAGAGCAGGCTGTCAAGACAACTTTCTTGGCCTTTGCTGAGGATTTGCGGCAAGATCTCCAGAACGTGCGAGAGTCTGTGCTGGAATCAATTCGTCTTGTAAGTTCTGTAGCTCGACTTGGGGAGCTGTACGATGCCCTTGCCGAAGAATCTTTTCACTATGAAGTTGCAAGCCGTTTTGCTTCGACGATGATTGCAGGGCTTAGCAACACCAAGTAGCCTTTCTGGAGATCAACACATGAGCGGCAAATTCTCAGTAGGGTCCATTGAAGAGGATTTCAAGCGGATTGGTCTTATCCAGCCTGCGCTTGAAGAGTCCGCCCCTGAGGTTACGGCGGCTCCTGTGGAAACCGCGCCAGTGGCTGAGCCGGTAGTTGAGCCGGTAGTTGAGCCTGTCGCTCCGGTCGCTACCGAGGGTTTGAAGCTTACGCGTAAGAAGCGCCCCACGGGCAAGCTGCGTGTGCAGCGTCGCAAGCAGAAGATGCTGCGTCGTCGTAACAAGGGCAAGCTGAAGCTGAAGGCACAGAAGTTTCGTCGGAGCGCAAAGGGAAAGCGTTTTGCGCAAAAGTACAAGCGCGTATTGAAGCGTTTCCACGGTCACGCCCCGAAGGGCAAGAGGATTTCCTTGAAAATGGGACTAGATAAGGTTTCGGGAATGCTTGAGGACGTGCAAGAGATTGTTGCCGCACTAGACGGTGACGCTCGCAAGGAGACCATCAAGTCTTTTGCGAATCTTGCCATCATTTCGAGCAAGCTCGCGGAGAACTACGCTTGCGCCTGCAAGAATTTCGAAGTCGAAGATGAGAACGAAGAGGAAATCGATCTCTGTGGTGGCGCAGAACACTTTGAGGCACTCGCCAATAGCGCCGCAAATCTAGCCGAAGCCCTTCAGACTTCCATGCAGGAAGGCACTGAGTTCGAAGGTACTACTGAAGAGGTCGCAGAGACCTTCTCGGTGATGCTGAAGGACGTGCTTGAAGGACTGGACCTGTTTGCAGACCTCTCCGAAGAAGACGTTACGGGTAACCCGAAAGGCACCGTAGAGGCGCTCGTTACTCGCACCGTGAAGGATACCGGCCCGCTGGCGGGGGATCCGGTTCCTGACAGCGATGACGAGGAAGAGGACGAGGAAGAGAGCTGCGAAGACTGCGGTGACGACGACTCGGATGATGACTCCGATGATGACGACGACTCCGATGACGACGACTCCGATGATTCGGATGATTCGGATGACGACGAGGATGAGAAGGACGGCGAGAAGACTGCCCGCCCTACCAAGTAGCGCCAGCACAGCAGGAAGCTTGGCGCTACCGTCGTACGGCCTATAGCAGTGGACGAAGAGAAGCGATTGGATTGGAAGTCAATCCATTCAAACCGAAGCGGAAAGTTGTGAATACCTCTAAATCAGTGCTTGCAAATACTGATATGAAAGGTAAATTCCGTTGGAAAAGGTACTGAGAATGACCCAGCCTGCCAATACTCCTTCTGTAATCCCGTCGGTAATCCCGGCTGCTCCTCTATTGGAGCACGCTGGCCGCCTCTTGACGGAGACACGAACCGTTAAGCTCAGCCTCGTTGAGGACACTGAGAAGACGGGTAAGGTATTTGTTCGCGGCGAATTTGGCCGGGCAGACCTTGCTACCGAGAACAAGCGCGTGTACCCCAAGAAGCTTTGGGAGCGCGAGTTCAACCGTCTTGAGCAAAGCCTCAACGCCCGTCAGATGTTTGGGGAGCTTGATCACCCCACGGACGGCCGCACGTCTTTGAATCGAGTCTCCCACATCATTACGAACCTTACCCTCGACGACAACAACATCGTCGTAGGTGAGGCCGAAATCCTGGACACTGAGCGCGGCAAGAACCTAATGGCCATGCTCAAGGCCGGGTGCAGTGTAGGTGTTAGCTCCAGAGGTTACGGTTCGACCAAGCCAAATGATAAGGGCGAAGAAATTGTCCAAGAGGACTATCGCTTGGTAACATATGACTTCGTAGCCGAGCCTGCAGATTCCAAGGCGCTACCCAAAGTCTTTTTTGAGGAGAACCAGCACATGGCCGGACCCGAGCTGGACGCGAAGTTGAGTGAAGAGAAGGCCAAGCTCAAGGAGGAGTTCGCCAAGGAGCTTGTACTGGCACTCAGCAAGGTCAAGGTCGAGGCTCGTGAGCAGGCGAAGGCCGAATTGCTCGCAGACCCCGACATTGCCGGAGCTAAGGGTACGCTTGATCAGATTCTCTCCCTCGTTCGTCCCTTCGTAACCGTGGAGTCGTCTGAGGCGCTCGTAAAGACCAAGGACGAAGAAATCACCAAGCTGCAAGCCATCATTGCAGAGCGTGATGCCAAGATTACGGAACTGGAGCAGGACGGGGCCAAGCTTGCCGAGACCGCTCGGGAAGTTGGTTACAAGTTCTTCCTTGAGCAGCAGGTATCCAATGATTCGGATGCAGCGCTCATCAAGAAGCTCGTCGGCGACGTGAAGGGCTACAACAAGGCTGAGGATATTAAGGCCAAGATTGAAGCCATCCGTGCCGAGCTAGATGGCAAGCGCCAGGAGCAAGTAGCTCTTGAGGCGAAGATTCGTGCACAGGTAGAGAAGGCCGCCGCAGTAGAGCAGCAGGCGACTCAGCGTGCGCAGGTGGAAACAAAGAAGGCTTTGGCAGAAGCCGGACTCCTCAAGGAAGCTCTTGAGAAGGCGGTCGAAGGTCAAAAGGATATGGCGCTTCGCCTATATGTAGAGAAGCGGCTTGCAAATCACCCCAAGGCCAGTAAAGTCCGATCATTGATTGAATCCTCACATCCATCATCGAAGACTGATGTGGATGATATCCTCAACTCCTACAGCAACGAACCGGCACGGGATCCTGACACGCTTGAGCAAGTCAGGGCTCGGGTCCGCAAGGTGACTAGAGGAGGGACTGGATCTACGGCGCTAGATGAGGAGACACCAGCGGCTAGCACAGTAGAGAGGCAAGGAGTAGACTTCGCAGGATTAGGCGTTTCAATTGGTGACTTACAACGGCTGTCCGGCATCGACCGGAAGTAATACAACAACACCCCCTAGGAGCACAAAATGAGTGTCGAAGCACGTAAGATGGTAAATGAAGACTCGCGCGGCACGATTGAGGATAAGACCCTCGTCGGCGCGCTAGTGAGGAAGTGGGAGCCGATGCTGGAAGGCATCGCGAACCGCACCACCCAGGACAAGTATACCGTCGGTGTGACGGCTATGCTCATGGAGAATCAGTCGCAGTATCTCCAGAACCTGAACGAAGAGACCAAGACTGTGAACGTGGGTAGCTTCACCAAGTTCATTTTCCCCGTCCTTCGCCGGGTGTTCCCTAACCTCATCGCGAACGAGATTGTTTCCGTTCAGCCGATGACTGCACCTGTCGGGGCTGTGTTCTTCCTCGATTACGTGTACGGGACGAACAAGGGTGGAACGAACGCCGGTAACGTGTTCCCGCGCGACTTCGACAAGGATTACTCGGGCGAGTTCATCAATGGCGAGCAGCTCGCCACTGGCGACAACGTGAACTTCGGTACGGCAGGCGGAGTTGTTGCCCTGAACGTGACCACCGGATTCAACCCCATCCGTCCTCTGGACGCGAGTCGTGGCTTCTCGCTCACCATCCGTGAAGTCAACAAGACCACTGGCGCAACTGTCCAGCAGGCTGTTGATGACGGTGCTGGTAGCTTCACTGGTGCAGTGATTGCCGGTGGCTTGGTTAACTACTCGTCGGGTGCTATCTCGACGTTCAAGTTCACCCTCGCGCCCCTGCTTGGTAACCCGATCAAGGCCTACTACTTCTACGACGGTGAAATGTCGTCGAAGGTGCCCCAGATCCAGCTCGACGTGAAGAAGGCCGCTGTTGAGGCCACGCCGCGCAGGCTGAAGGCTCTCTGGTCGTCGGAAGCCGCTGAAGATCTCCGTGCGTTCCACGGCCTCGATGCAGAGACTGAGATTGTCTCTGCCGTTGCCCAGGAAATCGCGCTTGAGATCGACCGCGAAATCATCCAGTCGCTGTTCGCAGCGTCCACTGGCACCACGGCCACCTTCGACCGTATCCCCCCGGCCGGTATCGCCGAGATGGACCACCTTCGCTCGATGATCACCCAGATCTCGACTGTTTCAAACCTGATTCACAAGAAGACGCTTCGTGCGCCAGCGAACTTCATCGTGACCAGTCCCGAAGTGTCTGCGCTGTTCGCGCAGCTCACCACGCACGGCGACTTCCGCTCGTCTTTCCAGAGCGGCGGCGAAGTGTACGGCGGCAACATGGACATGCCCACCCAGCGTTCGGGCGTGCCCCAGGGCCAGTTCGGTATCTACAAGGTCGGCACCCTGATGAACAAGTGGCAGGTGTACGAGGACCCCTTCTTCTCTCGTGACCAGATGCTCATTGGTCTCAAGGGCAGCAGCTACCTCGATGCCGGTTACGTGTGGGCTCCGTACATCCCGCTTCAGGTCACCCCGACGTTCCTGGATCCTTCGGACTTCTCGTTCCGCAAGGGTCTCCGTACCCGTTACGCAACGAAGCTGCTGCGTTCGGAGTACTACGGCCAGGTGCGTGTCACCAACCTCTAATTAGAGGCTCGGTTTAGCGGTAAGAAACCGCTCTCTCGCCAACGCGGGGGAGCGGTTTTTCCGTTTCAAATGCTGTTAAAATTGTATAGTCCCTTCAGGAGCCCCCATGCACGCACTGCTTCGTGAACTTCAAGCCTCGATGAATCCAACGACTCTTGAGAAGCAGGAGGGTGTCTGGGGAACCATTAAGAAAGCCGTTGGTACTGCTGCGGATGTAGCAGACACGGCCGTTAGCTCTATTCCCGTAGTGGGCACGGCTTACGATGCGGGAGTCGGGGCATACAAAGCAGGGAAAGCCCAATATCACGCAGGCCGTGCCTTCGGTAAATGGGCTACAGGGGACAAGAAAGGTGCAGCCGTACAGGCCAAGAAGGCGGCTGGAGCAGGTGTTGATGCCTTAGGCCGCGCTGCAGGAGTAGCCGCTTCTTTTGCGGCCCCGGGAGCCGGAGGTGCTGCTGCAAGCTTGGCTACAAAGGCTGTTGCAAAGCCACTAGTTAAGGCTGCCGTAAGTGGTGCAGTGAAGACGGGGGTTAAGAGCTTGGCAAAGGTGGGTACTACTGCGGCGCATAAAGCGCTTAACAAGAAGCCCGGAGAGAAACCTGCAGTACCTGCAGTGAAACCCACGGTTCCCCTTGTACCTAAGAAGAATAAGCCAGTACTAGGTGCTCCAAGCGCGAGTGAGTCTGTGCTATTCCAATCCGTCCGGGCGCTAGTGGAGTTCCGGAGCTTGGTGGGCCTGCCCGTTACGCAGGAGCAGCGACAGCAGTTAGAGGCAGAAGAAGCGCTCGACGTAGAAAGCTAACTCGCGACCATATGGTCGCATTTGGAGGACGATGATGGGTAAGACTTCGGACATTATGAAGGAGCTTGAGGACATCGGCGCGGTCGGCAGCAAGGTGCAGGAGGCGGTAGTTCGACGCCTAGCACCCGTCCCGGCTTTCCCGCTACTTGAAGAGAAGGTTCCGTTAACTTTGCCTGCAGCAGCCTTGGTACCGCCAAGCGCGCTCTTGGCCGGTTTTGGGGAGCAACTCTCTTCATTGGAATCAGCGCTTCAGGGGATGTTGGATTGGTGCGCTAATGCACGTGGGCTCGCACAGGAATACGAGCGTGCAGAAGAGGATGCGGAAGCTCCTGCAGAAGAAGAGGGGCGGGCCGAGGAAGTAGCGGCTCCAGTAGAGGTTGCTGCTATCGAAGAGGCACCGGCTCCTGTGGTCCCAGCCAAGCCCAAGTACACCAAGGAGGAGCTTAAGAGGCTCTTCTTAGATCCAACCTTTCAACCCGAAGAACTCAAAGCAGTGCAACCACCTACAGCGGAGACTCCTCATGAGTAGCTACAAGCTTAAGCCGGGACTGTCGTCAGTATTTCTTCCTGGAGCCGGGAAGGTAACCACAAAGACAGTTCTGACTGGAGAGCAGTACCATCGGTTTGTTCCTCAGTTTCTAGTGGAAGCCTTGGAAGAAGTGGTTCTGGCTCCTGCAGCGCCCTTCGCGGTGTTCGTGCCTGAGCCTGTTGTTCCTGCTCCTGCTCCAGAGCCTGTTGTTCCTGCTCCTGTCCCCGCTCCGGAGCCTGTAGTAGTTCCTGAGCCCGTGCCGGAGCCTGCTCCTGCGCCTGTAATTGTTCCCGAGTACGTACCGGAGCCTGTAGTGGCGACCACTATTACCGAAGCAATTCCAGAGACTGTAGTGGCCGCTCCTGTTCCGGAAGTGCTTCAGGAAGTAGTTCCTGCTCCTGCGGCTGTTCTAGATTCGCCAGAGGGCGCGGCACCCGCTATCGTAGAGGTGTCCCCTTCAACACCGGCTGCTCGTCCGGTAGAGAAGAAAAAGAAGAGGTAATCCGTGACGGTCAATACCTTGATGAATGAGGCAGCACTCCTTAATTGGATGTTGCGTCGTTTGGGTGCTCCTCTACTCAAGGTAGAGCTGACTCAGTGTCACTTCGAAGACAACATCTCGGACGCCAAGCACTGGTTCTCCGCGAAGAAGGGCGTGAAGAAGCAGACGATTATCAGGACCGTGCCTGGCCAAGTGGAATATCAGTTGGCTGACGAAATCGACACGGTCCTTGATGTCGCCTTCTCCGTTCCGCCCATGGATATTTCCACGGTCTTCTACCCGTTCGCGCAACAGGGGGAGTCCATCCCCTACAACGCGTTTATGGCTCCAGGCTCTGGCGGTCTGTATTCTTCGTACACGCAGACGCTAATGTATGTAGAGACCGCCAAGCGCGTCTTGGGCGCAGAGCCTGATTGGCGACAAGAGGGGCGGAAGCTATACCTCTTCCCCGTACCTAAGAACGATAATGGCGTCTGGGTGGATTACAAAGCCAACATCATCACGATTGAGCAACTCAACGAGCGTGACCACGACTTGGTGAAGCGTTACGCCCTGGCTAAAGCCAAAGCAGACTTGGCGGAGATTCGTGGAAAGTACGATTCCTACCCGGGAGCCCAAGGCAGCACGACCTTGAACTCGGCCATTCTTCGAGAGACTGCTCTTGCCGAAATTGAAAAGCTTGACGAAGAAATCATCCTGAGTGGGTATCCCCTGGGCTTCACCACAGGATAAGCCATGGCCGACAAGTGTAGCGACCCAAAGCCCTACGCCTTCGCTGGCAATGGCAGCATCGTTTCTCCTATGAAGGAAGGGGAGGACTTTCGAATCAGTGACTCGGAGCGAGCACTGATTGAGGGCTATGCCGGGGAACAGACTCACATCGGCGGGGTGCCTGTCGACTACTGGTGCATCAACGCGGTGGATACGGTGAAGGATCCACTGTACGCGGAGCCTATTGAGCGAAAGTTCATTGGACCCTTCCGGTTGTTCGCCATCTTCCAAGCACCACAGCAGGATGTCACAGTGACGGAAGAGGGCCTTTCGGCCAAGTTCACTTCGACGTGCACTATCCCGAGGAAGGCGTTCGAGGATGCTGGTGCTCCCTTACCCGGACCAGGAGACGTGTTGAACGTCTGGAACCTTCCACTCTACACCGCGATGTCTACAGTGGAGGCGTTGCCTTTGCCCGGATCTGGGTACTTCTTTGATGTCCTTCAGGCCAACCCTGATGGCTACATTGCGGACAGTCCTTCGTTTGTTCGATGGGTCATGCCGCTCAAGCGCAACACTACCTTCGCGCCGGAACGTCGTTTAGTACGGCCGTAATTGGAGTCACGTGGGCCTAGATCCAAACAAAGTGATGCTGGCCATGGCTTCCGGGTTGAGCGCGGTATGCGCTACTTGCCAAAAGTACTGGGAGGCTCGGGACAGGGGTGTGCCTGGGAATGCCTGCACTTCCAAGAGGAAGTGTGGTTCACCTATCGCTGGGGACGCCTTTACTGACTACGACGGTCCGCTTAAGGGCGCGCTGCACCAGTTGTGCTTCGTTTGCGCGAAGCAGTCGGATTTCGGCATCAAGGTTACTGGGCGGCTCGCTACCGTAGGTATCTGCAGGGAGCACGTACGCTACGTGGAGAATCTACGTGCGGTGGGCGTGCCTCCGCTCCGAGTGGAAGTTCAAGACGCGAATAATGCCGCGCCCGGCGTCATCCCCACGAAGAAGTCCTTGGCAGACGCCATCAACGAAGTAGAGCGCTACTACGCGAAGAAAGAGGGGAGAGACCCCGATGCCGCGTAAAGGTGGGCTCTCCCTTCAGATTACGCCCGACAAGGGGAACAAAGACGTACTGCGGATGCTGGAGATAAATTGGAAGAAGCGATTTGAGAAGATTAAGGCCCAGGTCGTCTACCGAGCGGCAGCTAGTTCTTTAGAGGCCATTAAGCGCAAGGTACCGGCAACTGCGGACAACAAGCAGTACTTGGACTCCTTGGAGGTTGTTCGTATTACGGGACTGCCTCCGGAATCCGTTGGTTACGCCATTCGGGGAAAGCCCAAGAAGACGCGCGGCGGTGCGCTTGCCTTGGATGGCACTATTCTCTATGTACAGGCGCGCAGGAGCTTGAAGCGGTTACTTCCAGAGGTAGCGGTGTTGATACGGCACAGCCCTTGGACCCTGGAGTCCATTCCCTTTGTCCCCAAGAAGTCCGATGCCACGCTCATCTACCGGAAAGTAAGCGCACGGACTGTGGAGAAAGTGGCCAAGAGTCGCAAGAAGGATCGTCGGGTGTGGCAACAGGCGCTGAGTCGGAAAAGAATTAAGCCCAAGGCGTCAAAGTCCCGCTGGAATGCAGGGAATTCAAATCTTAAGGCTATTTCCGACCCGGCGTTTACCGCGTTGAACATGGAGTTCGGTTACGGTGGGGTTAAGGCGAGACCGCACTGGCGGGTTGCCGCTTCAGACTTGAAGCGCAAAGAGCTTCGGAACCTGATGAAGGGGCGCGATTTGGGTCGAGCCGTGGCTAATCCTGAATCTAAAAAGTGGCTGACTTGGCCAAAGAAGACACAGAAGAGCATTTCGGCTACAATGGCCCAAACTTTCGTACCGTTCCAGAAGAAGCTTGGAATCAAGTTCCAGACCTGAGTCCCTTGAGGGTAACTGAATGAACGCACAGATTAATGGAGTGTTGGAGCAAATTCGGGAGAAGCTTGAGGAGTCCTCTTGGAGCAGCGGTATTGTTACCCCCATGGCACCGGGCGTGGCTCCTGCTTTGCCTCCGATGAACTCTAGTCCGGCGGATATTCCGGATGAGGAGCAGGACGACGCACTCGACATGTACCTTTCAGGCATGGTGGACAGCCTGATGAACCAGTACGACGCCACAGATGCTGAGGCGGCTGACACGGTTTTCGCAGCTATCGACCAGGCTGTTCAGGATGGAAAGATTCCTGAGATGCCGGACGACAACGCGGACCCCCATGAAATTCCGTTGTGGGTGGGCAAGGCGACGATTGCCAACCTCTCTCGTTACGTGAATGAGTTCGCACGTAATAACGCTGAAGAGTCCTAAGGAGCGAAGCAAATGGCCGATGACGTCGGCACCGCTGCCCTTCGTGCACGAACTGAAGGTAGTGCACAAACGGGTATTGTGACCGTCAGGGACTTTGATCAAGGTGTCGTTGAGACACTCGGCGCAGTTGTAATCGACGGTAGTTACTTCATCCTTGGGTTATCCGAGTACGACCCTCCTCCCGGTGAGCCCGGGGTGCGGGTGGTGTTCTCGCATCCGGAAGAAGTGCTTCAGACTCACCGAATGCCTGTAATCGAGGTTCGCCGGGACGATATCAATCCTGCGACTCAGCGCTGGCACCCGGGTATGGAGACCTACCGCGCCCCGGCGCGCGGAGCCCTCCCTACGGTTTCCCCTTTTGTAGGAGATACCCGTAAAGGCTGGAACCAAATAGATGTAGCCCAGCAGGCGGCTCCCTTCGACATTCTGTACACCATCAACATTCAGGCCAGACAGCGCCAATACATGGCTGCTGCTAACAAGATTTTGGCTTACGTACTGAGTATCTACCAGCCTTACTCCGCCGTGTTTGTCTACGATAGTGTGGGTGATCGACGATCCTACGAAGCTTTTCTTGATGCTATCGCCCCACTTGATAATGTGCCGGGCGTAGCGGAACGCACAATAGGGTTTGCCCTATCTTTGCGAGTAGAAGCAGAATTGGATATCAACCCGACGACGAAACACGGTACAGTCTCAAGTGCGGCGCGCATTACACTGACTCGGAGGTAGTAACGACATGGGTGACTACTACAACACGACGCGTACCCTCCTCAGCGTGACATTGCGCCAGGGTGGTTCTGCGTCTATTGCTCCCAAGTCCTGGTGCTACATTCCTCCAGAGGAGGAGGGCACCTCTTCCTTGGCCGCATCCGTGCGCAAGGGTTTCCTTGTTCGCTCCACGGTGTCGAGTGCAGTTACGTCGGCAACGCCTCCAGTCGAAGTAAATCCCCCTACGGTAGCGGAAGTCCTTCCGCTCGTTTCAGCAGTAATTGCGACTCCAGTTCCTGAGAGTGCAACCCCCTCTGTTTCTGCGCCGGAACCCGTTGTAGTGGCTCCTTCGGTAACGGAACACAAGCAATCCCGCCGAAACAGGTAACAAAAACTTTCTCTAAAGGAGTCTGCACATGGCTGAAATTCTTTCGCCTGGAGTTTACATCGAGGAAGTGGCGTCTAATAACAACGTCATCTCGGGCGTATCTACCTCGAACCTCGGTACCGCTGGGTTTACCCCCAGGGGTCCTACTGACGTCGCCACGCTTGTAACGAGCTACGCCCAGTTTGGGCGGATCTTCGGAGCCGACAACAAGAACTCGCTGGCCGTGAAGAGCATCCAGGCCTTCTACGCCAACGGCGGACGCCGTGCGTTCTTCGTGCGTGTCATGCCGAGCAACTCCGTCAAGGCTGACGGTCGCATCCAGAGCACGACCTACAACACCGTCATTGAGACAGGTACTGGCGCGGCCACAACCTATAGCAAGACCTCCGCAACTTCGGTCCTCAAGGACAACCTAGGCACTACTCCTATTGTCCCCGGCTCCTTCACTGCCAAGTTCCGTGGTACGGGTGATACGCTGACTGCGGACGCTGCTCGTGCTCGGGATGGCATCACTGCGCTGATCGGGAGCATCACGAGCACCAAGTATGAAGGTCGAATTGACCCATACAAGCACCTGATGGTCGGTACCTCCACGGCTGCGATTTATTTCCGTGGGCTGCTCCCGGGCTCCGGTTCAGCAGTTCGAATCGCCTTTGTATCTGGTTTGGCCGAAAGTGTCGCTGTCGCCGGTAACGACATCACCATTACCTATAACGCAGCGGTTTCCACTGCGACCACGCTTGCGGCCACAGTAAACGGAACGCCAGCAGCAGCGGCGCTGGTGACGGCTACGGCGCAGCTCGGTGGCGCGGGCATCGTAATCGCGGTACAGGCTCTTACTCTGCTCGCGGGTATCCCTGTGCTGGACACCGAGCTGGATGTGGTGACCTCGGGTACTGGTGGTGTAGATGTCGTAGTCGGCTGGACGGACAGTGTGGGTGCAAAGTCTCTTACTTTCCCTGCAGCTTCTGCGGGGCCAGTAGTGACTGCCACTTCGGGTAACATCTCTGGGTCCTTTGACCGTCGTAGCGGCTTCTTCTCCATTGCTGCAGATCCCCTGCTGGTTCTGACTACTGCTGCATTCACTGTAACGGGCGTGGCAGCCTCAGACACCAACACGGTGCTCAGCGGCACTACGGTAGACGTCACCGGCAAGACCTTGCTCACTGGTGCAGCGCTTTCCGGCACCGGCATCACGGTCAACTACGTGAATGTGGCAGATGGTAGCTACTCGGTGGATCTGTCGGCCGCGACCAAGTTTCACAAGAACGGCAAGATGGTCGTCAGCTACAAGATTAACGCTTGGAACATCCGCCCCATCTCGAATGGCGTCTGGGGTAATGGAGTTCGAGTCGATATCTATGGCAACGCGAACTACTTCACGGCTTCCACCGGACAGTACTCGCGGTTCAACGTCAACGTGTTGGTGCAGGACACCACGACGCTCCTCTACTCGGTGGCCGAGGCTTACGAAGAGCTGGTCTTCAATGACTCGACCTCCGCAGTCTACTTCCCCGACGTGTTGAACGAGCTTTCTGATCTCGTCGTCGTGGTAGAGCCTGGCGCAGATGAGGCCCCAGGAGAGTTGGGTGCAGTAACGCACTCCTACGTCCTTGGCGGCGGTGATGACTCGTCCGTGGGCAAGGCCTTCACGGTGGTGCTGCCTAACGCGACCATTGCCAAGCGCTCCGTGGTAATTACGTACACCTCTGCCACAGACAACCTGTCCAAGACCATCAATGATGATGGTGCGGGACTCATGGTTACCGACGTAGACAGCTCTGGGACTAACACCATTGTCTATTCGAGCGGTGCAGTCTCCTTCTCCACCGTACACCCGGTGAAGGTCGGGACTCTCGTATCGGTGACCTACGCTACTGCCGCTGCAGAGACCCTGCACAGTGAGAAGCTCGGGGACACCACAAAGCTGCGCACCTACACGCTGACGGTTGGCGGACTCCAGTCCTTCTACACCGCAGGCACCGACGGTACGTTCACAAGCTCGACGTACTCCAGGACCCAGTTCACGGATCCGGCACTCATTACCGGCTACACGGGCCTTTACGCGCTGAGTCGTGTGGACGAGCTGATGCAGGTAATCCTCCCGGACTTCACGTCCGTAGGAGACATCGCGGTAATTGGAGACTTGCTGGACTACGCAGCGGCTCGTGCCAATTCCCCGTCTGGTGGCGACCGCTTCATCATCCTCACCACGCCGAGGGGTTCTAGCCCCCAAGAGGCTGTCGATTGGTTCCGTTACACCCTAGGCCGCTACAGCAAGTTCGCTGCGCTTTACTGGCCTTGGGTTACCGTGGCGGACTCGCTGTCGAATGGTCGCAACCTCACTGTTCCTCCCTTGGGTCACGTCGCGGGTGTGTACGCTAGGACTGATGCTACCAGGAACGTAGGCAAGTCCCCTGGTGGTACGGTGGATGGTGCGCTTCAGGGCCTGACTGGCTTGGAGTACATCTCGACGCTTGGTGAGCGCGACTTCGTGTATCCGAACAAGATTAACCCCCTCATCAGCTCCGCCCAGACGGGCTTGGCAGTCTGGGGTGTGCGCACCATTGCAATTGAGAGTGAGTGGCGCTACGTCAACGCCCGTCGGTTGTTCATGTTCGTGGAGAAGTCGGTCTTCAATGCCACGCACTGGGTTGTTTTCGAGAACAATGGTCCGGCACTCTGGGCGAAGATTAAGTCCCAGTTGAATGGATTCCTGACCGGGTTGTTCAATGAGGGTTACTTCGCAGGCAATTCGCCTTCGCAGGCCTTCTATGTCACTTGCGATGAGACGAACAACCCGCAGTCCAGCATCGATGCGGGCCAGGTCATCATCGACGTCGGCCTCGCACCCAACAAGCCTGCGGAGTTCGTACGGTTCCGCTTCCAGCAAGTGAGTCTGTAAGCGGTTTCGTGGTAGAATTACTAAATCAAACCTAGTACCCTTTGTTTTCCACAGTCTTAAGGAGCTTGCCCATGGCCGCTGTAACAATTACGAACCTGACCACCTCCCCTCTGCACATCGGGGATCTTTACGCCACCATCCCGGCGAGCACCTCCATCGTCATTCAGCGCTTCGCGTCTGACTTGTCGCGCATGCCCGCGCTTCAGGCAGCCGTTGCTGCAGGCACTGCGGCTGTCTCCGTGGCGCTAAGCACTGACGAGACGACCTCGGGTCTCGCCACTGCCGAGGGTTCCGTGCAGGCGGCGGACGTGGCGGCTGTTGCATCCACTGACGCAGCGGCGACCTCGTTCGAAATTCGTAAGATTTTCGTGGGCGCTGCGGCCGGTAGCGACGACGATGTCACCGTTTACGCGGCAGGTGCGTTGCCGTTCAAGATGCGCATCCTGGATGCGTACTTCCTGTGCTCGACAGGCGGCTCGGGTGCGAAGACGCTGGCAATTCGTGATGAGGCGGCTGGCGCAGGTACTGTGGCAGCGACGTTCGACACCACGGCTACTGGGCGAATCGCGCCTACGGCTTTCACTGCCACCACGCTGTTGACGCCTGGCGCAACCAAGGGTCTCTTCCTGCGTCGCATTCAGCGTGACGCTGCTGGCGAAGTTGTCATCATCGCCCGTCGCGAGAGCTAAACAGCCTGCTAGCTCCGGGTGATTGTCACCTGGGGCTAGCAATGCTGTTAGTCGATTTAACTTTTTAAGGAGCTGCCCCATGGCCCGACCACAGAAAACAGACTTTCTTCACAACATGCGATTCCATGTGGTGGCAATTCCTCCCGTCGGGAGCGCCACGGGAGATCCGCTGCAAAATAACAACAACAGGAGCGTAGAGCACTCGGTAGGTCAGCCCCCTCAAGCAGGATTCATGTCTGTCAGCACGCCGGACGTGCAAGTGAACCCGGCGATGTACAAAGAAGGGACAATGCTTTACGAGCGAAAGTACCCCGGTGAAGCCTCTATGGGCGGAGATATCGCGCTCGACCGTGGAGTTGCTCGTGGGGACTCCTCCTTCTGGACTTGGATTCGTACGGTTATCGAGGGTACCGGAGAGTACCGAGCCGACCTCCTGATTAAGCACTTCCACCGGCAGCAAGCGCTTGGCGGGACGCTTCCAACAGCGCCTGCGAACAAGCTCAACCTAGATACAGAGTCTCCCGCCAGGATTTATCACGTTTACGAGTGCTTCCCGACCACGCACAACATCACTACGGGCGCACTCAGCTCGACCGATGGTGAAATCAGCATCATGTCCCTCACAGTGGCCTACGAACACTTCTTTGTGGAAGAGATTAACCAGCCTGCGTAAGCAGTAAGGCTTAGGTAGTAAGGGGCGGCTGTCGGGAAACCGGCAGCCGTCTTCCTTTGCGGGGTAGCGACCACGTGGTCGCAAGGGCGTGATGTTCCTACGAGACACACTTTCTTTGGCGCGTGCTTGACAAGCCGAGTACCACCATGTACAGTGGTTTTCATAGTCGGGAAGGCGGACAGCAGAAATCCCGCCGAAAAAGAAATTGTCAGGTAGTGCTTGACAGGCCGTAAGAGTCTCTGTAGCGTTGCACCACAGGTAGCAGTTCTCCTTCGGAGTTCCACCGTGTCGCTTTCAACCAACCAGATGCTGACGAGAAAACAAGGATGGCATAGCGCCACAGCCTTGTCGTATCTAAGCGGACTCGCGTTGGAATCATTTAAGGCACTGGCACAGGGTCGCGGTATCAATTGCCCCAAGTCCAGCGCCGTGGTTGCCTTCGACCCGTCGCCCCAGGACCCCTTCTAACGAGCGCCCAAAGCGCATACGTCGGAAGGGGTCGGAATCCAGAAAACGGATTCCGGCCTTTTTTTTTACCATCCATGGAAACTAGAACTTGTCGAGTCTGCAATAAATCAAAAGCTATTGAGTGCTTTCCGAAGCAGTCTGGAAATAAGAATCTCAGGAGGCATCAATGTCATGGATGTCGGTCGAAGAGCGGAAGTCCTGAGGCACAAGTTGCAAAATACCGAAGGAGGAAGTGGAAAGAACTAGGGATAAGCGTTTCCATGGCGCAGTACCTGGCCATGCTGCTGGCGCAGGGAGGCAAATGCGCAATCTGTGGGGAGATGCCGAAAAGGGCGTTAGCGGTGGATCACTGTCACGCTACCAAAGCAACACGTGGTTTGTTGTGCGTACCTTGCAACTTAGTACTTGGAATTTTTAAGGATGATGTAGCTCGACTGGAAAACGCAGCGCGGTACTTAAGACAGCAGTTCAAATATACGGAAGAAGTCCCAATGGTAAGGACTACGGCCTCCAAAACCGTGCGTTGAGAGTTCGAATCTCTCCTTCCGTGCAGAGTAGAAAACAGAATACGCGGGTGTAGCTCAGAGGTAGAGCACTTGCTTGCCAAGCAAGATGTCGAGGGTTCAATTCCCTCCACCCGCTCTTGAAGGAAGACATAGTAATGGGTGAGAGGTGGCCGTAGGCGGCCCAGCAGACTGTAAATCTGCCGTACGGTGAGTTCGAATCTCACCTCACCCACAGAGTTTCAGCAGGACCTGCCATTGGGCTTGTCCGAGTGACTGATAAACAGAATAGCAGTGGTGTTGGGGTGGGGCTCTGGCTGTTAGAGAGTCCTGCCCCGAATGCCCCTTTAGCTCATTTGGTAGAGCACCTGTTTCGTAAACAGGGGGTGACCCGTTCAAATCGGGTAAGGGGCTCTTTAAGTTGTCAGCAACTTGTTGGTCGTGAGTCAGCAGCAAGGTAACCAAACGGGTCCGTAGCTCAGCAGGTAGCAGCAGCGCCCTCTTAAGGCGACGGTCGTCGGTTCGATTCCGACCGGACCCACTCAACAGTAGAACATGGTATACTTAAGCCATGAGCACCAATCAGTACATGCGGGAGTATATGTGCGTAGTCCAACCCGTAGTACTTGGAGGCTGAAATGAAGCGACTTAAACGTAGCTGTGACACGCCATTTCAGCGTTCATAGCTCAGTTGGTTAGAGCATCTGACTTTTAATCAGAGGGTCCTGGGTTCGATCCCCAGTGGACGCACTTCAGTGAGGAAACTATCCTGGCAGCCTACTAGTCCTGCCCGTCGGAGAATCACCGATCACTGATACCAAATTTTCAACGAGGCGCTGCTTGAGGTTACTTCTCTTGGTCAGAAGTCGGGAAACCGACAACCTTAGGCGTAATATCTTCGTTGGTTTTTTTTTAGCGAGGCGTAGTTCGGGGTTACTTCTCTTTCTCGAAAAAAGATCCGCTGGGTAAAACCAGCAGCCTTGAACGCCTATCTTCGCTAGTTTTTGCGGGTGTAACTCAGTGGTAGAGTTCCTGCCTTCCAAGCAGGATGTCGCGGGTTCGAATCCCGCCACCCGCTCTGCAGTAAGCGACCACATGGTCGCGTTTGGAAAGGCAGCTCAAGGCCTGCGAATTTGAGACGAAAGTAAATTAGACTTAAGGAAAGTAAATTAGACATGGGTCTAAGCTCGGTTGCTACCTGATGCGCATCCTTCGGGGTGTGGGGTTCGAATCCTCTGCTTTCCGCTGTTGGTCACGTAGCTCAGGTGGATTAGAGCGTTTCGCTACGAACGAAAAGGTCGGGGGTTCGAATC